CGCGTATCTCCTTTTGGGCCTACTGGTGGGGGCGTCAGATTGGCGACCGCGAGATCATGCGCAAGCGTGTGACCGATCCTAAGTGGGCCTATTACTGGGCGCGTCAGATCGGCGACCGCGATATCATGCGCGGCCGTGTCACCACCTCGGAATTCGCGTATTTCTGGGCGCTCGAAATTGGAGACCGCGAGATCATGCGCGAGCGCGTCACCACCTCGGAATTCGCATATTTCTGGGCGAAGGAGATCGGCGACCGCGAGATCATGCGCAAGCGTGTGACCGATCCTAAGTGGGCCTATTACTGGGCGCGTCAGATCGGCGACCGCGATATCATGCGCGAGCGTGTCACCGATCATAAGTGGGCCTACCGCTGGGCGAAGGAAATTGGCGACCGCGAGATCATGCGCGAGCGCGTCACCGATCCCGAGTGGGCCTATTACTGGGCGAAGGACATCGGCGACCGCGAGATCATGCGCGAGCGCGTCACCGATCCTAAGTGGGCCTATTGGTGGGCGATCGACATTGGCGACCGCGAGATCATGCGCGAGCGCGTCACCGAATCCCGAGTTGGTCGCTGAATGGGAGAGGAAAATCAATAGGAGAATTATGACGAGCATTATGGATTACAAGACGCCGCAGGACGTGTGGCAGGCGGTGGTTTCCGCGATCCCTGACGTGGAAGCGTGGAACCGCAACCTGCCGGAATTGAAGCGGCTGGCAGAGGAGTACGGCGAAGAGTGCAAAAAGTTCCTCGCCGCCGAGGCCGCCAAACGCGGTTACTGCTGGTCGCGCCTCACGCGTGCCTACGTTCATCCGTGGCCCATGGTCGCCTGCTACCATCCTGGGCGATTGCTTGGCGTGGGCTGGCGTTCAGGGCAGCTTGCATGCGTATTTGTCTCCAAGGACGGGGGCGTCCGCTACGAGTCCGAAAGCCACGAAATACCATACGCGACCGCAGAGAAGCTGGTGCGCTCTCCTTTCCCCGACAAACTGTACCAGCAGATTGTCAAGAACAAGGGCATCACGATGGTGAGGGTTGGCTGATGGCGTCTCTGTTTTCCGAAGGTGGCAGGAAGCTGTTTCCGCTTCGCCCGTACCAGAACCACTGCATTCCCAAATTCCGGCAGGGAATCAAGGAGGGACATTTCCATTCCATAGGCCAAGCGCCATGCAGATATGGGAAGACCGTCGTCTCCGCCCACATCATCGACAGCGCTTTGCGCAAAGGGGGCCGGTGCCTGTTTGCCGCTCCGCGAATCTCGCTTGTGGACCAGACGCTCGAATCTTTACAGCAGCAGGGCTTTACCGATATTGGCGTGATGCAAGCTGATCACTACCTCACCAATTCCGAGGCGCCGCTTCAGATTGCGTGCTTCGATACCCTATACCGCCGCAAGCCGGAAGACTTCGACCTCGTCATCCTGGACGAGGTGCACCTGTGCGACGCCCGCATGTGGGAGCTGAAGAAGAGGTGGAAAATAGTATTGGCGTGGACGGCGACGCCTTGGGCGAAGGGCCTCGGGCTGCACTTCTCCAAGCTGCACGTTTTCGCCACGATTCCAGAGATGATCGAGTACAACCGCAAGGACGCCGCCCTGGGACTTGTTCCGGGCAAAGGCATCGGGCCACGGGCCGACTTGATCGCTGGTGTGGACCGCCTACGGAAAAACGATGCTGGAGAGTTCGTCGAGAGCGAGGCATGCGCCTTCATGGACCGCCATGAGGTGGTTGCGGACGAAGTGGAAACTTGGCTTCGCACCCGTCAGGAAGGCCGGCACCCCGGCGACAGGACATTGCATTTCATCAGGCGGAGGGCCAGCGCACAGCCGAGGCTGGAGGCGTTCGCCGCTCACGGCGTCCGATTCGAGTACATAGATTCCTACACCAACGATAGAAGCCCGATTTTCAGGCAGTTCCGGGAGCGAAAAATACAAGGCATCATCAGCGTAGGATGCGTGAGAGAAGGGGTTGACCTCGACGCCCGGTGTATCATCGATGCCGCGCCTTCCAACTCCGAGATGACCATCGTGCAGAAACTGATGCGCGGAGGGACGCCCGGAGAGGGCAAGGAATACTATTGGCTGAACGACCACGCGGGGAACGCCAACCGATTTGGCTGGTATGAGGACATTCGCCACGACATGCTGGACTGTACGCCGCCCCACGTGAAAGGCTGTGCTTATCCCCAGGAAGAGGTTGCGCCGCAAGAGAAGAAGCAGCGCGAATGCCCCGCTTGCCGGTCCTTTGTAGGGAAGGGGGCTTTGAGTTGCCCGGTATGCGGCAAATCGCTTTACGACGATCCAACCGTCGTTTTGGAAGGCCAGCTCGGGGAGCTGGTCCACGGAACCAGCGTCCAGAAGAAAAAGAGTGCCAGGAAACGTGAGTACACTATGCAGGAGAAGCAGGAATGGTTTTCTGGCCTCCTCTGGATTTACCAGAAACGCGGGTCGAAGAACCCCGAGGGCGCAGCCGCTCATCGGTACCGGGAAAAATTTGGCGTGTGGCCGAACAAGATGGAGAGGACGGCCCGGCAGCCATCATTGGAAGTGCAAATATACGAGCGCCACGGCAGAATCAAATACGCGAGGAGCCAAGCAAACCTTTGTGGACATAGTGAAGATGCAGCAGAAAATTCGGGAACAGCTTCTCGATAGTTACTCGATAGGCAGAGGCGTCTCCCAGGCCCTTGCCGATCTCGAAGCTGTGCGGAAAGAGGCTGCATATGATGGCTGGGACGGCCATGGGGGGAAGGCACTAAGTCCGGAAGCTTGCGCCTTTGCCAGCGTCTTTTTGGAAGCGCTGCCTACCATCGCACCGATTCCCGAAATAAGTGCTGACAGTGATGGAGAGGTTTCCCTTGACTGGATATTTGGCCCTAAGAAAGCTTTGACAGTCAGCATCGACGGGCGAGGAAGGTGCGCGTACGCATGGATGCTTGGGCAGATCAACTCTCGCGGAACAGATTGGATCACAGATGGAATCCCTGCAAACATTGCTTATGCGCTGGATCAACTCACTGCGTAGTTACCCGCGCGTTAATTGAGGATGGCTATTCCAGTGAAATCAAGAGCTAAAACACCGAAGCGCGGCAAGCCAACCCCGGAAGAGAAGCAAGCCGCGCGTATCCATTGCCGCAATCGCGCCCGTGGCCGCTGTGAGTGGCGCGTGTCGCCCGCTTGCACCGGGAACGCCATCCTGCCGCTGGATGGTCCTCTGGGCGTCCGTGGCGAGCTTTGCCACGCCAAGGGCAAGCGGCGCTGGGGATGGATGGAAAACGAAGCCGTCGGCCAGCGGCACATCTGGGGATGCGCAGCATGCCACCGCTGGATACACAATGGCGGAAAGCCGGTACCCCCAAAATGAGGCCCCAATCTGGAGGAGATGCGAAGGGTGTAAAGACGAAGAGACACCTATGGGGGTGAGCCGGTGAAGCCATATTACGACCACGCGGGAATCCAGATATACCACGGCGATTGCAGGGAGATTCTGCCGACGCTTGGAAAGTTTGATCTACTGCTGACTGACCCGCCGTACGGCGTTAGCGTTGAGGGAGCCGTGCATCATAATTTGCCTGGGAAGGGAAGCAGGAATCTCGATTTCTTTGTGGGTGACAACGATTGGACGGCGATGACATCGCTTGTAAGTGCGAGAATCTCGCTGGCGGAGGAGCATCTGAATGAAACTGGTTCGGCCTATATTTGGTGCGGCCATCGCCAGTTTGGGAATCTGTTGAGCATATTTGATGGCCAAGGCTACTCGACTCGGTTTCTGGTTTGGGCAAAGAAAGTCCCGCCCCCAGCGGCGCCTAATTCGGGATGGTCGTCTGGGGCTGAGCTGTGCGTCTACGCATACAAGCCGGGTAGAATATGGAACGGCAAGTGGCAGAATAACAACGTGCTTACCTATGACTCTTACAGGCATGGGCAACCGGGCAAGGTAGATCATCCGACGCAGAAGCCGTTGAATTTAATCACGAAATTAGTCAAATTCTCTTCAGTTGAAGGCAGCACACTCCTCGATCCCTTTATGGGAAGCGGCACGACCCTGGTAGCGGCGAAGAACTTGGGCCGCAAAGCCATCGGTATAGAAATCGAAGAGAAGTATTGCGAGATCGCTGCTCGCAGGCTAAGCCAGGAGGTATTCGACTTTGAGGGGGTGAGCAAGTGAGACTCTCACGTAAGAAGCACCCCATCGTCGCTGTCTGCAAGGCATTGGAGGCAAAATGAGAGATCGCCACCGCGAAGCATGGACGGCGTTTTTCGAGGCCCGCGAACAAGCGAAGCCGTCGAAATACGGCAACCAGCGAGCGGGGAAGTACGCAAGTAAGAAAGAAGCGGAGTATGCGGCCAAGTATGCCGCGCTCGAATCCGCCGGCGTAATCCGGCAATTGCGCGAGCAGGTACCATTTGAGTTAATACCTAAAGATGGTCGGCTCCGGGCCGTGAAGTACTATGCCGACTTCACCTACGTGGATGAGGGCGGCCTGCATGTGGTTGACATCAAAGGGGGCAGCGCCACGAAAACGCCGGTCTACCGCTTGAAAAAGCGTCTGATGCGGCATCTGCTGGGGATCGATATTGAAGAAGTATGAAAAAGGGCCACCCGGGGAGGGCGGCCCTTTGTGCGGGGTAGGACTATCTTTTGCCGAAGAAAGTGTTCGCATGAGGAGGAACAATGCCCCGCACCTGAAGTATCTCAGATTTGATGATATTGCTCAAGTGCTGGGGAAAAAAATAACGGAGTTGGCCCAAAAGCCAAAACCCCCATCCGGGAGGAAGGGGGCTTTGGGACATACACGCATTTAATGCCATCCCCTGGTCAAATGCTATTGAAATTCTACAGGACTTGTGCTGGAATAGCAATACCCCCGGTATCAAATGCAAAAACCCGCGACAATTCGTAAAACGTCAAAGTTTGGGCATTCTTGCGCCTGGGCATCCGGCCTCGCATGGAGTCGCTCCCGAGGTTTGCTGGCGGATAGAGAGCCGAGCCACCCAGCGTATATGCAAAGGACTTCTCGCGTGATAGCGGCAAGCTGATTGGATACAAGTCACCTGGCTTAGATGGCCGTGATGCCGGGTTGGGTGGCCCAAGGGACGAATCAGTGAGTAGGGATTTGGCAATCCTGGCGAGAGTGAATGGACGAAAGATTTCTCTCCTTGTCGGAGAAATGCTCCAAATGGCAGGGAGTTGTTACCGGGCAATGGTTTCCACTGGCTTTTCTACCCCGGTCCCAAATGAGAGACGCGAAAAGAAATCGTCACGGTCCAACTTGGAAGTCCTTGAACATCGGCAGTTCCGGAAAGAGCGCAAAGGCGTCTCTCTAAGGGACTAAAAAGCCAGTGGTGTGTCTATTTTAAAACGGGGAGGCATGAGATGAGAAGAAAGGGATATTCTGCTGGAGATGGAATTGTAGATGGATGGAAGAAGTCGATAGCCGATCCAACTGCGGACTGGGGAAAGACGATTAGCGCAGCAATGCGACGCTCAGCCGAGATAAAGAAGATTCAAGAAAAACTTCATCGAAATGCAGCGATCATCACGCCGTCGAAGCTGGTAGGTAAGGTCGTGTTCGTGAATCCACAACTTGACAAAAACAGTCTAAAAGGAGAATGAGATGGGAATCAAAGAGATGTACAAGACTGAAATCCTCCAAGATACGGCTGGTAAATACGTAGGATGCGCTGTAATCAGGGCGAATGATATTGTGGCAGCATCGACAAAAGCGCTTAATTCTGCCGATGATGCTAAAGAAGCAATCTCTGCCACTATCCAGCGGCTTTGGGTTGGGAACCCGGAGAAGTGATTTACATGGGTAACTGGTAAGTAAACGCACGTCCTTCAATATTTATTTCTTCGTAAACAATGAAAAAGCTGGGCGGAAAAATTTCGCCCAGCCTCTCTTTCTTCGTGCCGCCGTTGCGTAGGCGGCCCCGGTGTGTGTGGCCGGACGCTGTGCCTGTGTGGAGAATGAGACAGGCACAGACTGTTTCACCCCCTAAGCTCCCACCATGCGCCGCAGCAGCCCAGCCGGGTCAGCGCAGCAACGCCGCGCAGAACAGGTAGGCGAATACAGCGGCTATGGCCGCGCAGACCAACGCGTCTGCAATCTTCCGCAATCTGTCTATCTTGTTCATTTGACCGTCCCTCCGCACAAGTGTCATGGGTTTCCCCGTCTGTTTTTCGCTGGCCGTACATACCGGGCGGCTCGGCGGTCGTTATTGGGGCGGAACTGTGGTACCCAGGTCAGGACCTGGAGGCGTCCGTGAACGACGCATCCCGCGTTTACGATCCGCACTCCGTTGTGGGGCTGTGCATTGTTCGGACAGCAGCAAGTGGGAGTTAGAGCATCTTCTGTCACGGTCAGTGCCTCGTTTCCTGCGCAAGGTCAAGCGCAACTTCGGCCACGGATGCGGCGCTGCGTGCAATCTCTCTCACGAAGGAGGTACGGTCCTTGGCGATCCAATCGGGCAGCGTATCGTGGGAGATTCGGTGGACATTGACCTTCGCTTCTACAGCTATTAGAGACGCGATATACTCCAGCTTGTTGCGGGCGGCGTAGATGGCCATTTCGAGAGTTTCTTCGCGGCTCTCGCGTGCCATCCACTCCGGCTCGTCGCCTTCCCCCTTGGCGAGGGCGACGAAGACACCGGCGGCCTCAATCAGTTCTTTTTTGGTCGTTACGCCCATTGCGTCGTCCACAATACCGCATGCTGTTGCGCCATGCTCCCGGATGACCCGGCAGGCGTCGAGGACCGCGTCCAGGGCCTCCTTTTCGGACGGTGTGGCGCGGCGGTACATGTTCTGCGAGCGGCATTTATCGGAGCACACCAGACCGTCCACCGTCAGCGTGGCCCCGTCGAGCGACCTTCCGGAGAGATATTTTCCTTCGCCGTCGTCATCGAGATAGGTGTCTTTCATCCACACTCCGCGCACCAACTCGCAAAGGCTGCCGCAGATTATGCAGGTGGCCTCGTCGTCCGGATAGATGCCGGTGTCTTCGGGTGCCGCTGCGGGCAATACCATGTGATTTTCCCCGTCGTATTTTCTCATTTTGCTTCCTCTTTTCCAGTGAGATCGAGTTTTGGCGCGTAAGCATTCGCTGGCAGCACCGCGCCGGGCTCTAGCGTAGTGAGGCTGGGAAGATGGATGCAATCACCCGCTTCAAGCGTGACTCCTGCGGGAAGCTCCGCCAGCTCCCTAAGGTAGAGGTATGCGCCCGCGTTGAGCGCCGTCCCGGCGGCCAGCGTGTTCACGCTACAGAGGTTGATGCAGCCGCCCGCGCTGAGCGTGACTCCTGCGGGAAGCTCCGCCAGCTTCCCAAGGTAGAGGTTGCCGCCCGCTTTGATTGTGGCTCCGGCGGCCAGTGCGGTGAGGTAGCTCAAGTCGAGCGTCCCCCACGCGTAATTGATGGAGCCATCTGGCTGTACGGCCTCCATGGCATCGAGCACGGATGCGCGAGCGTGATACATGAGCGCGGCCAGCATGCGGGCGCGCGGCGTGTCTTCAATTTCGCCCGGCTGCGGCCCGGCATCCAGCTCCGGCATTCCGGCGCGGATGCGGGCGAAGCCGAGCACGCAGCAGGATGTGCCGCACCAGTGTACTTGGTCGTATTTATGGCCTTGGAGTTCGCCACGCCGCGCGTCCCGAATGGCATCGAGAATGTTCTGTTCGGTTATCATTTTGTTTCCTCTTTCCCAATGCCTCCGCTCTTCCTTTTTTCCTTTTGCCTCTCCCTGTATCGCTTCAGTCGTTGGCGTTCGCATATCAGACACCGCTGCTGCCCATTGGCGCCCACCGCGTCAAATCTGTGTCCTTTCGCGCAAACTGGTGATCGTAAAGCTCCCATTTTACCCCCTATTTGAATGCCATAAACGCCAAGGCTGAGAAGCAGAGCAGGGCAAAGGCCGCCATGTAAACGATGGCCTGTGACCAGAAGCGGAAGCTGCGAAGGGCGCGTTCATGATCCTTCGATTGCGACTCCGGATATTCGCTCAGCAACTGGCTGTGGAGGGAAGGACGCATCAGGCCGGCACGAATCACGGCCTGCTGCGCGTCTCTATATTGCTGTGCCCGATTGTGGAGCAGTATGCGTTCCCAGGGCAGGAGCGAAGCCCCAGCCGCTTTGAGGTCGCATTCGGCTGCTTTGTGTCCAAGAATTTCTATTGCGGTCTCTAACTGTTCGGTGATCATTTTGTTTCCTCTGCGTCTTACTCTCCTAATATAGGGCAACGAGTAATGCGTGTCAAGTACTATTCTCAATTATTTTTAAACATTCTGGGCATTGTAGTAAGATAGCAGCAGGAGACAACAAAATGATCTGCAATCGCTGTGGGCATGAGTGGGCAGAGAGGGTACGGGATCCTATCAGATGCCCTAAGTGCATGAGCCCATTATGGAATACGCCCCGCACCAGGCCGGTGAAGCCGAAGCCGGGTGAGCCAGACTACTTTTGTCCCACGTGCGGGCGCAAGATCACGAGCGGGAACCCGGTGCCACCGAAAGAAGGAAAACATTGATCACCATCGACGAAGAATTTCAATCCATAATTCCGCCTCTGAGTGCTGAAGAAAAGCAACAGCTCGAAGCAAACATCGTAGCGGATGGATGCCGCGACCCGCTTGTGCTGTGGGGCAATGTCCTCGTAGATGGGCATAACCGCTATGAGATTTGCACCCGGCTAGGAATTAAATTCAAGACGGTCCAGATGGATTTTGCTGATCGTGATGCCGCGATAGACTGGATTGGCGTCAACCAATTGGGCCGCCGCAACCTGACCGCAGACCAGCGCAGCCTGTTGCGGGGAAGGCTGTACAACAGAACGAAAAAGACAATGGCCGCTGCTGGAGCGATGAAGGGAAAAGCTAATGCAGAAGTTGCACAAGCTCCCCAAAACACCGCAGAAGCTCTGGCCAAGAAATATGGGGTATCAGAGCGCACTATCAAGAGCGACGGCAAGAAAGCTGAAGCCATCGAGACATTGCAGGAGGCCAACCCGGAAGCGGCGGAGGCTGTGCTTAAGGGCAAAAAACGCTTCAACGAAGTCCGGCGCGAGATAAAGCTGGAGCAAGTCAAGGAAGCGGCTAAGCTTCCTGATGCCAAGTACCGCGTGATCTACGCTGATCCACCATGGAAGTATGGCAACGATATGGGCGCAGCAATGCCGGGGACAACTGGAGCAAGGGACCATTATCCCTGCATGACTATTGCAGAGTTATGTGCATTGCCGGTGCGCGAACTTTGCGAGTCCGATGCCGTTCTTTTTTTGTGGGTAACGTCGCCACTGCTATACGAGGCTGCCCCATTAATTAAGGCGTGGGGATTTGAATACAAAACCAGCTTCGTTTGGGACAAAATCAAGCACAATATGGGGCATTACAACAGTATGCGCCATGAATTTCTGCTGATATGTACAAGGGGAAGTTGCCTACCCGATGAAAAGAAACTGTTTGATAGCGTGCAGTCAATCGAACGCAGCGGGAAACACAGCGAAAAGCCTGAAGAGTTTCGTACCATAATCGATACTCTTTATCCCTATGGCAAGCGCATTGAATTGTTCAGGCGCGGAGGTGCCCCTAAAGGGTGGAGTGTCTGGGGGAACCAAAGTGCTTGATCTTGCATCTTCACGCGAAAAATATGCCAAAGGATATTACTCCGAGAAGCTGCAGGTTGGCTTGGAGTTTCAGGATGTCGTTACCAAGGCTTTATATCAACGCGGCATTGTAGTGGTAGGGTATGCATCGAAGAAATATCAGCACAGATGTGGAGAAAATATGCTTGGTGCGGAAATCAAGCGAGACGATAATTTCAGAAAAACAGGAAACCTTTATCTGGAGATAGCGGAGAAGTCCCATCCCGATAACCCGAATTACATCGCAAGCGGTATCATGCGGGACGACAATTCATGGCTATTTGTGATCGGCGACGAGGTGACTATATGGATATTTTCAACTAAATACTTGCGTTTGCTGCAAAATAGATACAAGGAAGTCAAAACGTCCACCAGTATTGGCAAGCTGATGCCACTCGCAGAGGCAGATAGATATTGCATCCGTAAAATTGAAGAGATGAGAAGTGACGAAGTTTAGTACAAAGTAAAAACGAAAGCAGGAAGGTGCAATGGAGATACAGGTTAAATGCCCGCGCTGCGAATACATGTTCCGGCACGGGAAGAGAGAAGAGAAAGAGAAAGCAGCGCCTGGGGCCCGCGTCATTGTCCTCCCGATGCGGGAGGTTCGGGCGTGCCTGCTCGCCGCGACCGGCAAGAGAAACGCGGAGATCGGCAGGATCCTCGAGGTCAACGAGCAGTGCGTGAAGAACTACCTGCGCGGAGCGATGAAGACCATCGGCGTGAGTAACCGCGCCCAGCTGGCGGCGCTGCTGGCAGGCAAGGAAATCGAGCTGCGCGGCGCTGACAGGAGGACGGAAGCCGGGAAGAGAGCTGCGCCGCGCCCCGGATGAAATTAGCCAATAGCCGGGACCGCGATAGGAATAGCGCATTTTGCCAGCGCTTCCATAATGAGGTCTGCCACAATTATCGAGTCGTCAAGATTGAGCCTGTGTGTCCTGACTACATCGCGGATTACGTCGGACCTTTTGACGCCGGTCGAATACGTGTATTTAACGGCTATAGCAGCCGCCAGCTTTCCGACGTCAGCTTTGCTCATGCGCGTCATTGTTGTTTCCTCCTGTTTGTGTCTTACTGTATTCAATATAGCGCAACGGGTAACCCGTGTCAAGTATTATTTTCGATTATTTTTGTCGCCACTGATGTACACTGCTGCTATGGCTCGTCCATCTAAGTACAGACAAGAGTATTGCGAGCGGGCGGCGAAAATGTGTCTCGGTGGTGCGACGAACGCGGAACTCGCTGATGAGTTTGGCGTTAGCATCCGAACCATAGACGAGTGGAAAGCCAAGTATCCCGAATTTTTGCGCGCCATAAAAGCCAGTAAACCAGTTGCAGATCAACGAGTTGAGCGCTCTCTGTACGAGCGAGCGGTTGGTTACACTGTAGACACGGAGAAGGTCTTCTGCGGCAAGGACGGGCAAGTGACGCGCGTCGCGGTGCGTGAATACTATCCGCCCGACACTACGGCGATGATCTTCTGGCTAAAGAACCGAAAACAAAAGGAATGGCGTGACAAGATTGAGCATACCGGAGCGGGTGACGGGCCCATTGAGCTGATCGTGCGGCGGGTGGGCGGAAGTGGCCAGCGGTGAAGGTCGAGATCAAGCTGCAGCCGAAGCAGTGGGAGATGCTTGAGCTGATCAGCGACTCACCCTACTCGGTGATTGGGGTGGGAGGCGGTCGCGGCTCCGCCAAGTCGTCGGGTGCCGACCGTTGTGCGATTGCGCTGATGCACGAGCGCAAAGGATTGACCGTCTGTCTCATCATGAGGACGTGGGTAAAGCAGATGGTCCCATTCCACATTGAGGCCATCCGCCGTGACTTTCCGTGGCTCGCCGACCATCTTGTCGCGTCGCCGCCTGCCATGCTGCGCGTGCCCAAAACGGGATCGCGGCTGGAGTTTAAGTACGCGGAGAACTATGAGGCAGTCGAAGAGGCTTTCAGGTCGGGCAACTACGACCTGATCATGATTGACCAGGCGGAGCAGTTCACCTGGCGCGAAATCGTCGAAATTCGCAAAGCGGCGCGGAGCAAGGGCGGTGGGCAGGCAAAGCTTCTGCTATTGTTCAACATGCGCGGCGCGTGCATCCAAGACCTTCGCAAAGTCTTTCATTTAAAAGAAGTTAGCAACCCCGAGGAGTACGTTTTCCTGAAGGTCAACCCATGGGACAACGTGGAGTGGGTACGGACGGCGCTGGAGCGTGACGGATTGAGCGATGCAGATTACTACGCTCTGACGGACGATGAGCGCAAGGCTTACGCGGCGGCGAACGGTCCGTATACCAGTCAGCTGGCAACGGACGATCCAGTGATTGCCAAGGCGGATTGGGAGGGCGATTGGGATTCGCTCGAGGGCAGCTACTTCGCCAACAGTTTCGACTTGGAGGCCACTCGGATCAACGGCTCCATAGCCGAGGCGCTGAGAAAGCCATGGGCGGTGCATTGGCTGGCACAGGATTGGGGGCGCGCCCACTATTGCGCAACGTATTGGGGATTCCGCGTCGCCGTGCCGCCGCAACAGGCGTTCGACTTATTGGGCTGGAAGCTGCATAAGCCTATCAACGTGACGGTGATCTACCGGGAGATGATTGTCTCCGAATTGGAGAGCACGGACGTAGGACAGAGCATCGTCCGCGCCACGCCGGAAGCCGAGCGTCGCCTGCATAAGGCGTTCTTCCTTTCTCCCGACGCGTTTGGCAAGAAGGACTCTGCGCAGACGGTGGCCATTAAAGAGAGTGTGGTACTGGTGGCGAACGAGATGCCTGTTGCGACGCCAGCGGACAACGAGCGCAAGGGCGGGTGGGCACTGATGAGCACGCTTTTGCGGGCGGCCAAGGGCAAAGGCTGGGGCGTCGATACGGATGGCAACAGGTTTCAGTATGACGATGCGCTGCTAATATCGAGTGAGTGTGCTGAGTTGCTGAAGGCCATTCCGGCGTTGCTGCGGGACCCGAAGAACATCGATGACGTCCTGAAGACGGACGAGAGCCGGGCGATGATTGAGCAGGACTGCGGAGACGCGGCCCGGTACTTGCTCAAGTCGATGTTGAATCCCCGGAAAAAGAACCAGGAAGAGCTAGACCGTGATAAGCTGTTAGCGGAAAAGAGCATAGCCGGGCGCAGTTTGGTGCAATATAAGTTGACGATGGAGCACGAAAAGCGGCTCGAGAGGGCCGAGCAGCGCAGACCAGACCATTGGGAATGAGGGTTGGCAATTGAATATCGAATGGCTGACGAATAGGCGATCTATCGACATTTTGGAGCGCACCCTGGAGCAGCAGCGTCGCGACTTTGAGGCGCGGCTCGGTGAAAAGGACCTTCAGATTCGTCAGTTGAAGCTGGAGTTGAGCAACCTCAAATACCAGCCGATGCGCCCTGGCCGCGACGATGCGCCGGCGCCGATTAAATGGAAGGAACCAGAGGACTCGCTGTCTCTGGATTGGAACGGAGAGCTGCAAAGGATGTTGCGACTGGAGAAGCAAAATATCCAGACATATGAGGAAGAAGGTGGTGTCTAATGGCATTTACGAGTTCAGATGGAAGGAAGTTTACCAACCGTCCCCCGATGAAGGCCCACGAGGCTTTTCTAGCTCGAACGGCGAAGATGCGCGATCCGCTGCAGGCACCGGGCAGCGGTGACGAGGGCGATGAGTTGGGCGAGATGGAGCCGCATCACGCGGCGATCCACGACCATCTTCAGGCCATGCACGCGGAGACGGGCGAATCGCACAGCCATATCGAGCATCATGGCGACGGCTCCCACAGCAGCCATCATATCGATGTTTCGGGAGAGGTACGCGGGCCCTATAGGCACGCCTCGACGGAGGACTTGCTGGAGCATATGAGGAAGCACCTTCCAGACGAGGCGGACGATGTGGAAAGCGACAACGACGAAGCGGAGGACGAGTAGCCATGTTTGCGACCAAGAAGCTGAATCTGGGCAGCAGGGGCGGTGGAACGATCAAAGAGGGTGCAATGACGGCTGCGGCCAAGCGCGAGGGGGTGACGAACTCCGAATACGAGCAAGAGCACAAGCATTCGCCCGGGCTGGCTGGAAAGCGGGCGCGGCTGGCAATCGCCATGAAGGGCTGGAAACACTGATGGGGAAGAGATAGATGGCAGATGAGGCCGTGGGCACCGAAGAACTGGATGGGACACAGGAGTTTGACCCGTCTTCGCTGCCTTTGGGCACGCTTTCCCCCTTCGATGTTTCCGACCAGCCAATGTGGACCACGGAAAAGGGGAAAAACCTTCTTACGGATGAGCAATCCAACGCAATCCGGGCCATGGTGGATGCGGTATCGAAGGCGGACGCGGTGGCGCGCCGTATTGAGGTGCAAGGCTGCTGGATGCTGGAGCTGCTTGACCGAGGATTCCATCGTCTGAAGCCCACGAATGGCGGGGGATGGGAGATTACAGGCGCGCCGGGGGTTGGCCGGTACTCGGGATACGGGATATTCGGCTCGAATGTGGCAGGCGGCTGGTATGACACCAACGTCATCGGGGAGAAGAATGACACGATTGTCTCGCTGCTTACGCGCGAGGTGGCCGAGAGCACTTTCTTTGCCGAGAAGCCCGGCGATCCGGACGATGAGACCTACGCCGATGCGGCAAACGCGCTGAAAAGTTTCATTTCCGAAGACAATAAGTATGGGGCATTGCAGGCTGACCTGGCGCGTAGCTTCTGCACGGACGAGACGGCCATAGCATACACGCGTCCCGTGGCCGACGCACAGAAGTGGGGCTACGAGGACGTATCGCCCGATGTTGTGCCGGAAACGGCGGATGGAGAGGACCCCGAGGACGCGGGAGCGGAGAGCAACAGGCCGCGCATTCGCACCATTTCCGAGATGTTCGGCAAGCTGGAGCGCAAGGTTTCAATCGTTTCAAAGTCGATGCAGGACTGGCAGTATTGCATGTTGTCTCGGGAGTACGACATTGCGGCGCAGAAGGCCGAGTTTCCCTGGATCGCGTCGAAAATTACGGCGGGCGACTTGGGCATCGCCGAGTTGAAGCTGGACCGGCTGGCGCGTCAGTCGATCAATCTTTCCATGCAGTCGAATTACGCCACCGGGGATTCGATGCTGCGGGACGTGACGAAGAGCCGTATCTGGTTCAGGCCGGGCTTCTATCTGGACGATAGCTGCCCAAAGAGTCTTCGCGCATGGTTCTGGCAGACCTTCCCGAAAGGGTTTTTGGCTGTCTATTCCGGGTCGCAGTTGGCGTTTGTCCGCAACGAGTCGATGGAAGAATCGTTGACCGAGTTTCATGCCCGGACCGGGAAGGGCCAGAACCGGCGTGCGCTGACTGAATCTTATGCGGGTCCGCAGATGCGGGTGAATGTAATCACCGACCTTCTGGATGAGTTTGTACGCAAGGAAATACCCCGGGTTGGCTTGGATGCGGACATCTGGAATGTGGACGCTTTGCGCGCCTCCAGCACGCGGGTGGGCGTCTATGAGCCGTTCAACGGAAGGAATTTGTCTCCTGGGCGTTCGGCGCAGGACAGCATGGTGCAGTTCCCGATGCCGCAGCCGCAACCGATTGCTTTTGAGTTCCTTCAATGGCTTACCGGGCCTTTGGCCGAGCAACTGACGCATGCCCAACAGGGGATTGCCGGTTCCCAGGACGCGAGCGACCCGGAGCAGACGGCCACCGAAGCCGGCATGAAGGATGAGAACGCGCGCAGCTCGTTTGGCGAGACGTGGAAGAACATGATTGATGGATTCGCCCAAATGACTACGCAGGCGGTGGCGTGGAACGCCCGTGTGCAGCCGGAAGCGGCAAAGTTCGACACCACCTTCCCTGGATTGGGGAGAATTCAGGCCCAGATGAAGGATTTGAAGCTGGGTTCGGCGATTGCGCGCGCGGACGCCTCGGCCAATTTCCCCGAGTCGTGGTCGGACCGCCAGAGGGTATGGAACCAGATGGTCAATGAGGCCCCGAACAACCCGGTGGTGGCGTCATGGCTCTCCGATCCTGAATCCGTGGCGTCGATGGCGGAGTTCCTGCCCAAAGGGGTAAGCAACCCCATTGTAGATGCGGTCAAAAAGCAGAAGGGCGAGTTCGATGTGCTTTTGCGGAGCGGCCCGCAGCCCAACCCGCAGTACTTAGAGCTTCAGGCGCAGCTGGGGCCGCTTATAGAGCAGGGGTTGGCCGAACAGCAGCAATTGCAGGCCGCCGGACAGCAGCTTGACCCGCAGAAGGAAGCCCAGCTTCAGCAGGCGCAGCAGCTTATCCAGAGCACGCCCCAGGAAGTGTCAAGTGTTCCAGTGCGGAGCACCGATCTGCACCAGGTTGAAGCGTCTGTTACCTTGAAGCTCATCAACGGGGCCATTGGGCGCAGGCTGGGATCAAGCCGCGAGCCGCAGGACCAGCAAATCTTTGCCAACCTCAATCTGCATTATCAGCAGCATATGGCCGAGGCCCAGAAGCAGGCGGCGCAGAACCAGCAGCCGATCCAGCCGCGCACCTCGATGACGGTGGCCGTGGACAAGCTCCCTCCGCAGGAACAGTCGAGCGCGTTGCAGAAGATGGGCATAGCCTCTACGCCGGAGAGCATACAGAGCGATCAGGCCCTTGCTCCGCACGAAGTGACTACGACGGAAAAGGGCGTAGGGCCCACGGGCAGCGAGGTTGAGCGTAAGACAAGCGTGGTAGGAAAATCATTAAGTTAGGGCGGTGACAGGTGCCAGATGATGGAGCGGTAGGAGTAGCGGAAGCGCCGATAGTTGAGGAAGTAGCGGCAGAAGCCGAGGCGCCGGCGGAAACTTCCGAGAATGAGGGCAGCGAGCGGCTGGATGGCCGGAAGCAGCCAGACGCGCTGAAAAAGCACATTGCCGATTTGCGGCGACGCGCTGAAACGATTACCGACCCGGCAGAGAAGAAGGCCGAGCTTGAGCGCATCAAGTTCCTCTACGATTCCAGCGGCAAGACCCGCGCCTACGAGCAGCATTTCCCCACGGTAAGAGAAGCGCGGGAAGTGAAGTCGCTGGTGGAATCATTTGGTGGCCGCGAGGGATTGGTTGAGCTTCAAAGCACGCTGTCCACGATCCAGGAGATTGACCAGCAGCTTGAGTCTGGCGACCCTCGCGCCGCTGAAAAGATGTGGGAAGAAGCCCCGGAGGGCATGGCCAAGCTGGCTCCGGCGATTTTCGCGAGGCTGGAGCAGGCAAACCCGCAGGCCTATGCCGAAGCGATCATTCCCCACGCTATCAAATTCTTTGAGAGCAACCGCTTCCCCGAGGCCTTTGACCAGATGGTGCAGTACTATCGGGAGGGTGAGCAGGAAAAGGGGAACGCGCTGGCGGCCAAATTAGCGGACTGGTTCAACAAGAACCGCGAGGCCACGCAGGAACAGAAGGCCAACCCGGAAGTTGAGCGCCTGCAACGCGAGCTGGAGGAAAGAAAATCCAGGGAGTCGGCGGCGGAGACGAACCGGGCATACGAGGAGGTGATCGCTCATGCCCGTCCGATCATCGACCGCCATCTCCGGCCCATAGCTACCAAGCTTGGCCTGAGCCGTGACCAGTATGACCTGCTTCGGGAAGATATATGGAGGTACCTCCAAGAGACTCGAAATGCCGATCCCACCTATAAAACGATAGCCAACGCGAAATACCGCGAGGGACTTTCCGCTGCTGTGCGCTATATGAAGAGCGAGACGGAAGCACGTGCCCAGGACGCGGTGCGGGCGCGGGTAAATCAGTGGTACAGGCACCAGCTCAAAAACGATGCCGCGATCACGCGCCACGCGACCCAATCTCCCGTGGTGCCTGGCGTGATGCGAGGCAAGGAGCCGACCCCGGCGGAAATCGATTACTCTCCGAAGGGGATCGCGGTCGCGAAGAAGTCGGGCTTTAAGGACCTGGGCGACATGATCCTTGCCGGGAAAGCTCCGCTGAAATCTGGTGGAATAAGGCAATGGAAGTGATGCCTGTGCTATAGTGTTTGCAGCGAGTCACGGCCCATAATAGTGACGGTACACCGCACCATACGCGGTTGTGTTGTGGCCCGGAAGAGGAGTAGACCCTCCTTAAAACGCTGGACTTCCGTGGAGAGCATGAAGGCGAAAGCTGAAATTCTTTTCACAGGAGGTCTGTCCAATGGCGGGCCCAATCAATGAAGCTGCGGTTGAAAGTATTGAACTTGAGCAGGTAGGGAAAGAAATTGCCCTGGTCTGGCCCACGTTCCGTGGACTCTACAACGAGTTCGAGAAGTCGGCGAAAAAAGTAAACATCGCCAATGTCACGCAGGCCGCCGGAACGAGCCGTTCCGCGTGGCGCGAAACAATGATCATCCAGGGCGGCTCCGGCATCCAGGTGGGAAGCGGAGACGGTTCCCCGCTTGGCTCAGGAACGGGATCGAAGACTGCGTCCTTTGCAATGGCCCCGATCTGGGCCTTCAACGTTACGCAATACACCCGTCTGGCGGAGATGGCCACCAGCGGCGCAGATCGTTCCGTGGTGTCCCTCACCAAGACGGAAGTCAAGCGGTCGATCAAGCAGTTCTACAACGGCATCGAATCGCTGTTCAACGGGGACGGCTCAGGCGCGGTGGACCAAATCCCGCTGGGGGCGACCGTGTCTTCCGGCAGCGGAACGGGCGACGAGACCAGCTACATCAGCGGGGTGCCCAGCGCCGCCGCTTTTGTCGATCAACAGGTTGTGCAGTTCTTCCCATCCGAGGGCGGAGCAAGCCGTGGTACCGCGACCATCAGCTATGTTGACGTCGTGGGACAGACGCTGTGGTTCTCGACCCCTCTACCGAGCACCGGCGGCGCGACGACTGTGGGCGACTTCATCATGGTTGCAGGGAGTTCCGGCGTGGCCGGGTCAAGCGTGCTTGGCATTCCCTACTGGAACTCCAGCGGGAACGTGGGGAGCAAGGGGGGATTGAGCCTTTCGACCTATCCTTCCCGTCTTTCCACTCCCGTCATCAATAAGGGCGGCGCGCAGATCACACCCAGCGACATCCAAAGGGCGATGGTGCTTTTGACCAGGACCCTCGGCGACGACGCCGAAGAACTGGAAAAGGGTGTATGGTACGGCAAGCCGGAACAGATGGCTACCATCGCTTCTCAGTGGTACGACCTGATGGTGACTCAAAACCGAGAGCCAGAATCGGTGAATACCACTGACCGCGCCCGTGCTGGGCTGCCTGACACCTTTGGGCAGCGCAAGTATATCTACTCGAATACCGCCAAACCGGGCCGCATTGACCTGCTCTTCCTTGAGAACTGGTCGCTTGGCGAGCTTTGCCCGGTCGGTCTGTACGACTTTGGAGGCGGCAACACGGTGATGCCCGTGACGGACACTTCCGGGAACCCGGGAGCGACCTATACCACGGCCAAGATGTTCGTGTACGAGTGGGGCGGACAGTTGTGCAACCGCGTTCCACGCCATGGCCTCTACTTCACCAACGCGGGTACCATCAGTATCTAACTCAACCGGGAGGGCGGTCAAAGCTGCCCTCCCTTACATATGAAAGGGCGGACATGGAGACGATTGAGGTAACGGACAAGCGGTCCAGCGCGGGCTACGTGAGAGAGAAGCCGGAGGTCCACGGAAAAGTCGAAGGATTTGTTCCCTCTGGCGATTATGTGCTGATTCGCAGAAATGAATCGATAGACCGGGACGGGATGATCGTGAGGCCGGAGATATCGGTCGAACCTTCGGAACGCGGGGTGGTTATAGCGGTGAGCCATAAGGCAGCCCATGTGCCCGTAGGAGCGATTGCCAAGTTCGCCAAATACGGCGCGGAGAAAATCCTCTTCGACGATGCTGGAGACGATACTTACGTTTTGGTCCGGCACTATGATCTTCGCGGGTGGCACCTTGCCTGACATTGAGCGCAGGGAATGTCCTCCTGAGTTTCAGGAGCGCCTCACGCGCGCTGTGGGCACGAACCAGTATGGCGAGCCGCTGTTCAAAATAGCGTGGGGACAGACGGCCACTTATACGGCGGGAGGTGTTTGGCCGCATGATCATTTCTTCGGCTACCGCCAGCTGATGCTTTCAAATTCCAGTCCGTCCGGGAAGGGCCAACCGTGCTGGATGATTCTGGAGTGGCATCCTCCCCAGGATTACGGTACGGATGCGGAGTACTACTCCAAAAACCGCGACGAAACGACCGGATTGGACACCCTGGGGCCGTATCCCTATCACGGGCGCTATGAAGTTGCATTCAAGCTGGTGTCGCAGGAAGTACGCAACAATCGAATGACGATCATCAACTATCATCTCGACGGCATGGTGCTGGATACGGTGATTCCGGTCATTGTGGAATCGCAGCGAATGACAATGCGAGACCGCTTGCGGGCCATCCGGGAAATGGAGGAACGAGACGAAAGGGCCCAGGACCGCGTTGTAGACGCGATTTATAACGACAGGAGAAAGCATGTTCTTCCGTCAGTAATCGCGGACAGGGAGCGGTTGATTCAGAAACAGCTGAGTTATTTTCTCAAGCATTTTGGGCGCGTTCAGCCCGGATTCAAAGTTGGAAACGCAATGGCCTAAGGGAGGGCGACGATGGCAACAGCAACAATCATCAGCTATGGAAACGTAACCAGCGGCAATAGAATATCGGAGTTGGGAAGGGCCGATAGCACGCCCGTCTACATCGATCCCGAGACGGTACGCCCTGTGGAGTATACGGTGTATCTCCATACGATTTCGCGGCGTGCTTTCATGCAGCCCCATCCGATTTACAGGACCGTCATGGTCCCGGCGTGCCCCGCAGGAAAGCGTTCACACTCGTTCATGCAGGTGCAGCATCCTGTACACATGCCGCAGTTGAATCCTGACGATGTGAATGGGATGCCAATCACGCGGTTCGAGAATGCGAAGCGTGTGGCCCTGAGCATCTGCAATCCGAACTATCGGGGGACCGATCTGTCCATCCAGGACAAAGAAGTCGATCTCTATGAAGTGATTGCCTCGGGCGAGTGCAACCTGACCCGGCAGGGAGTATTCGCTTCGATGAACGCCGTCCCTACCGAGGAGGAACTTCGCAAGGCGGAGGCGAAGCGTGAGGCCTACTACCGTGCGCTCCTTGAGGACGGCGACAAGATCGCCAAGTCGAGGCCCGATAAGCTGTACGAGCTTCTTACCGAAGATCACCGCATGGCCGCCGACTATTTTGGGATCGAAACAACGTGGCACCTTCAGCCGAAGGCAAAGACGGATTGCCCCAACTGCGGAGCGAAGATTCCGCAGGGAGTTGGGTTCCATTACGACAATGGGCGCGTTTGCGTACTCGATTGGGAGCGCGCATGGCTGGCTGGCGCGGTAAAGAAGGAAGACGTTCCCGAACCGAAGCAATGGTGGAAAGAAACTAAACAGGCTGCGCAACCGACGAAGGTGGAATTGCAGGCGAAGGCCAACGCCATGGGTATTGACGTAGATGCCCGCTGGTCGGTGGAAACGCTGCTGGCGAAGATCGCCGAGGCGCAAGAGGCCTAAGCAAAAGTTCCGGGCTGAGAGGGTTCCCAACGACCGCCCTCAATTAAGTTCCCTCAAGGCCCGGAAGCAAGGAAGGGTGATGCCTACAACGCTGGTAGATGTTTCGAGCTTCCCCACGATCCAGACCATTACAAATCTGGTCCGTTCGGACGTTCGCGATGATATGCCCGGGGCCACGGACACGGTTGGCGAGGGGCAAATTCTCATTGACAACATGAATATCAGCGTAACGATGGCAAACTTCTTCAACTCCGCAGTGCGGGAGCTGTCGCGCCAGCTACGCCTCCAAAACGCTCCCATGCTCATCCGGGACAACTACATAATCGCGAACATTCCGCCCATCAACGGCCCCCAAGGACTGGCGGTGGCCGATCCTTCGGTGCAGGTGGGGATCGGCACCAATGGATACTACGACGGGACCGAGTGGCACGCCTCCTATGCGCTTCCCAGCGACGTTTTTCAGGTAATCCGGTGCTGGGAAAGGAGGTCCGCATCGAACGACGTCTTCGTCGATATGGGCCAGCCTTCTGACGGAATGGCTGGCCTTTATCAAGGGCAGGGGTGGGGACGCTGGGAATGGCGCGGGGACATGGTGTGGACACCTGGATCGCTTGATACTCGCGACCTTCGCATCCGCTATTTGATGATGCTCACCACGCAGTTTGTGGCGAACATCAACCCGGCGGAGCTTTACCTGCCTATCAAGGATTGCGAAGAGTCGATTGCAAGGAAGATTGGGCGCATGTATGCGCGCCGCCAGGGCGGATCGATGTATGAAATCGCGTTGCAGGAAGAGAAAAGCGCAACCAACGACTTTTTGAATCAGCACATTCACCAGAAGCAGGGCACAAATTACTTGACTAAGGGGTACGGATCGGAAGTCCCTCCCGTCCTGAATTTCGGCCAATAATCAACCGTGCGAGGAGCACCACAACCTTAATACTCGGTCGAGGAGGCCGAATCCAAATGGCAAATCAACTTCTACTCGATCCGTTTCCAGGTGGACGGGACATCGGCAGTCAGGCGGACACATGGTCCGGCTCTGTTGCGTTGGCTGGCTCGGCTGTGGCGTCCGGCGAGCCTTTGAATTGGAGCAACGTCATTACCGGCGTGGGCTATAACGAGGTCAACCATGTCGGGGACGGCACGCATGGCAACGCAACCGCGCTGGTAACGGCTTTTTCCGCTAGCGGCGGGACCGTGACAGCCACGGCCAATAACAACTTCATCGTAGGACAGGCTGTAACTTTTGTGGGCAACACAACCGCTCTCGGGCTGCTTCTGAACGGCGTTGTGGTAACAGTGGCCAGTGCTACCCCAACCGCGTTCACCTTCCTTTCTTCCGCCACAGGGTCGGGAACGGGCGAAGTGGGGCTGGCCGTGACAGCGAATTCCAATGTGTACCCGCTTCAGAAGTCAAACGCCGCCGTGACCGGCCAGGTTACGGCCCTCTCGGCATCGGGCGGAATCGTTACGGTCACGGCCTCCAATACGCTCCTTCCCGGAGCACAGGTGGTCGTAACATCCACGGCGTCCGGCATTGGAACGGAAATCAGCGGAAACACTTACACCGTGATTCAGTCTACCGGCTCGGCTTTCACTTTTGCTTCTACAGCAACCGGTGCCACCGGGACGGGCACCTTCTCAGGGATCAACCCTCCCCAGCCTTACTCGGTGAAGTTCTGGTCGGAGCTTGCATCCGGGTACGTCTATCAGTACTCGCGGACCACTGGAGTTCTCTACGTTAAGGTCCAGGGAGCGGCGGAGAGCGATCCTTTGGCCAACCTGGCCGCTGGAGCTTACCCAGCAGCAGTCCTCGGCGACGTTATCCGATATGAGGCGAAGTTCCAGAAAGCGTGACAGATGCCCGGTCAACCCGTTGTACTCGAAAATCTTTCGGGCCTTGTTTCTACGACAAGGCCCGAGGAATTACCGGAAGGGGCAAGTCCGCGCACCTATGATACGGATTTCGTCACAGGCCGAGTTGTGCAACGCCCGGGCCAGCAGAACGTCTACTCCTACAGTGCGACATTCTTCGGTCCCAATAATGGCGGAATTGCCGCCAGCGTGCCGACAGAGGGTAACCCGTGGGAATTTCCTGACAACATCCTGGCTGCGGACGGCTCGTTTACTACTTCGACTGTTATCTCTGCGCTGACCACCGATACCCTTCGGATCACGAATTTCAATTTGACCGTTCCATCGACTTCAAACGTAAGCGGCATTGAAGTTACGGTGAAGGGCTACGCCCCGAGCGCAACAGTGTATGCCCAGCTCCTGCAAAATGGGGTCGCGGTAGGGACAATTCATTCCGCAGTGCTTCCCACGACCAACGGCACCGTCCCGATGGGAGGCCCGAACGATTCCTGGGGCTTGGCGTGGAACTACGCAAGCGTCGATGATACGGCCTTCGGGGTCGATATCTGGGTCGTCTCCGCCGGCGCTGCTACGATAGCCCTGGACTCGTGCCAAGTCACCATCTATGGCAGCGAAGCGAGCGCAAACTTCAACGGTATCTTCAACGCCAACCTCAATTCAAACGACCTGACAACCATTGCTCTTGATGCGCTTGGCCTTCTCTGGTCGGAGGATGTCTACAACGCTCCCAACATCCTTTCGCGTGCATCGCTGATCCCTTCTGTAGTTCCCGGCAGTTACATGAAGGGGCTGGACGCAAATGGGGTAGCGTACATGGCGTTTTCCGACCTGAAACAGGGAACCAGCCAGCCCATGCAGTACAATGGGCAATGGGCCGACAGGATTACTCAGGTCGGTCCGGGAGCGGCCCCCGTATTTACCCCACAGCAGGCCGGGACGGACGTGTTCGGCATTACCTCGATTACACAGCCAGCGCAACAGGTCCGTGGCTACAGCTATTTTCTGCAATCGGCGGGGCCAGGGAACACATCGGCGGGAAACAATGTCACCGTCTACTATTCCGATTCCACCCTTGCGGGACCGGACACCGATCTCGTGAATGCCTTCAATTCAGGCAACGCCGTATATCTGTACATGGAGTTTACCGGCACCGGGATTCCTACAAATGGCCCTTACGTGGTCCAGGTCACGTCGGTCGGGCTTGCATCCCCTCCGGGGCAACCGCGTGCGTTCTACTACTACACCTATACGCTCCCGACCTCCGCCTATCAGTATTACCAGGGGTCTGGACACTCTACCTACACCGCCACTTACCAGCGCTCCCTGGCCACGCTGACGGCTTCCGCGCCAATTCCTGGATTGGCTGTTGGAAACCAGATCGTGGTCACCGGAGCTACGCCTGCGGCATGGAACTCGACGTGGGGCATTACGCAGACGCTCAATTCGGGTGCGGTAAGCATCGGTCAGACTTCGGTGGCTTCTGGAGTCGCGACTTACGGCTACACGCTTGTTTCCGGCGTGGCCCCCGCTGCGGGCCAGTTGGTAACGATAACGGGGACCCTGAACGACGATGGAGCGCTGAACGGCGCGGACCTTCTTATTGTCTCATCGACCGGGGGGGCCACCGGGACCTTCACTATCAACGTATCCGCTCCCGATGCCGCGTCTGCAGCTGAATCCGGGCAGGGAGTCACAGCCGGAACACAGTTCGCCTTCGACCCCGGGGCAGCGGATGTGGGAACTTCCACCGATCCCATTTTTGGCAATACCAGCGTTGGCGGCTCGCTGACATTCAGTGCGTCCTCATACACATTTATGACGGAGGGCGTGAAGCAGGGCAGCGTGTTCTTTATCACGCGCAATGGGGCGGTAACAAGGCCTGCAAATCCCGTCACATTCACGGTCCCGGCCAACACGGAGAGCATTTCCGCCACGCTGATTCCGATTGGCCCTCCCAACGTCGTGGCCCGAGGTATCACGTTTACCGAGAGCGGTCAGAACGGCGTGCCCGGCGGAAGCTTCTATACCTACGACACGCCCGTTACCTACACGGTGTCTGGTGTCTCCTACACGGCCAGCGCGTTGATTGTTCCTGACAACGTTACGACTTCGGCCGTATTTACTTTCCCCGATTCCGTCCTTCTGGCGTCGGAGGAAATCGACGTCCCCGGCAACGACTACTTCAATCTGATCGAGATAGGCAGTCCGGTATGGATGGCCCAATATGCCAACCGGATGCTTTACGGACTTTGCCAGAAGAAGGTGCAGAACTTTGTGAATCTGTCGTTTGACGGGGGATATCTGCCAGGCTATGCACCCCAGCCGCTTGGATGGTCGAATACGGGGACCATCGCCGGTCTGAGTATGCAGCTCGTGGCCTCCGCCGACTTCGGGAACAGCCTGCAATTGCTGAATACGGGCGCGTCTACCATGGCAAACACGGTGGTCCTTTACCAGACAGCCTATCAGGACTTCTATGGAGTGAACATCCTCCAGCCAAACACAGCTTATTCCGTCAGGCTCAAGGGGCGTGCGCTCAATGCGGATGGTCAGCAGGTACGAATTTCCATTCTTCCACACACCCCAACCGGATTCGGGCCGGAGGTGGGAGGGGCCACATTCACCTTGAATCAGGGCGGGTTTACCATCCAGACTGCGGAGATATTGGGGGCGCTCCCGGTCATTGCCAGCAATCTTCAGCTGGCAATTGAGATCATCTCGTTTACCCCTGGGAACGGCGCGCAGATTGACAGGCTGGAGGTTTTCCCCACGAATGATCCTTCGGAAACCACGACGATCTGGACCAGCTACGCGGGGAACTTTGAAGCAGTCGATGCGGTAACGGGGCAGCTAGGGTGCGGCGATGACAACCCACAGGCCGCGCAGGGATCGTTCCAACTCCTCGAACAGCTTTATATCGAAAAGACACGTTCAAGGTGCGTTACCCAGGATTCTCCCAACTATGAGCCAAACAACTGGCGGGTAGCGCTGGCATCGCAAGGGGTTGGAGCAATTGGGCCGAACGCCTACTATGCGGACGAAGAGTTTGAGATCTCGGTAAACCGTCCCGGAATCTATCTCTTTGATGGAGGAAAGCCGGTTCCTATCACGCGCGAGTTGCAATCCAGTGGAACGAATGGGAGCCTCCTTGAGGCGGTCAACTGGGATGCGGCAGAGACGATCTGGTGTCGTTTCTCCACCCGCGAGAGGAGGCTGTATGTCGGCCTTCCGATGATTCTTCCAAACTTCTGGCTGCCAAACGCCGCCCCGGCCACTCCTACATCTCCGAATGTGATACTGATGGGCAACTTTACGGGCTGCCCGACAGCACCTGAAATCGAGGAGGCCGTGGCCCTGCATACGACGATCTTTGGCGACTTGAAAGACATCGACATGAGGAGAAAATGGTCGCTATGGCAGATTGTATGCCCCGTAGCTGAGTTCATTACCAGGGCCGATGGAGCGACGCAGCCTCTATTCCTCTGCAACGGGACTGCGACCAGCAAAATTTACCAACTGGTGAATGGGGCTGCCTCGGGCGGCCAGAACACCGATGACGGCGCACCGATCAACTGGCTCTACACCACCTATGGCTTCACGAAAGCCAAGCAGGGGCAGCAGATTCCTGGATTGGGTGCCTTGCGCAAAGTGTGGTATTACTTCGCAGCGTTGCTGGAGGGAACAGGGAAGGTTGCCATCAAGTTCTATTCCAACAGCCTCGGCGCGCTTCCCCGGAACACCTACACCGCGCCGCAAGCCACGCTCTCATTTCCTCAGCAAAACGATTGGGAGTGTCCCCTTGAGATAGGCGGCCAGCGTCTGTTTGTGGAGATTTCCTCGGTTGGGTCTGGCGGATACGCTGAAATCGGAGGCATTATGCTTGATGGCGAAATGGACAAGAATGCGCCTCACCGAGGGATGAACGGATGAGTAGCAAGAAGGGAATCCTTACCGGAGGCCGCGCCCTCACGAAGTGGGTGCAGGAGGAGGGGGTCAAGGGCACGCTCGTCCAAAAGATCATCGATGCGGTCAATACGCTGGCCGACAATGTTGGGTCCAGCGCGGTGGGTCGGCTGACCGCCCCCCCTCCGATCAACGGATTGAACGTGACGGTAGGAGGCGAATTTGCTCACATCACCGTCAACCATAACGCTCCGATCAGGCAGGGAATCCACTATTTCGTAGAGGTGGCCACGAATCCTAATTTTATCGGAGCGCACCCTATTCACTTTGGGACTTCGCGGACCCGGGACCCTATCCATCTGGCCCCACTCGACTCAAGCGGGGCACCCCAGAGCTGGTATGCACGGGGTTTTTGCCAGTATGTTGGGTCCGATCCGTCCGTTCCCGTGGCCTATGGAGGGACGAGGCCTAGTCCGATTGTTACGACAGGAACGACCCGGCTTACATGGAATCCTTCTACCGGATCAGGAACTGCGTCAAATAGCGGATCGCAAATAGGGTGGGGATTCGGAAAAGTTCAGGAGAGGCAATAATGTTTGCTATGATAACAACGTGCGGTGGGCGGACTAGCGCAGGAGAAGGCGCATGTTCGGTTTAGGCGGTCCGGGATACAGCCAAGCACTTAACGCAGCCACCACAGCCAGTAACGTCGGGGCCGGATACGGAACCAACGCCGCCACGGCCAGTTCCCAACTGATGCCTTTTCTGACCCGCGAACTTAATAATCCTCAAGGCTTTACGCAGCAGCAGATTGGCGCACAGCTAGGAGCGTCTGAGGCTGGTGCCGGGGGCGCGACCAGCGGCATTGCGACGATGGCGGACCTTGCCTCGGCCCGGAACCGAAATTCAGGCGGGTTCTCCGGTGCATTGGATGCGGCGGCGAGGGAAAAAGGCCGTACCTTGGCGGGGAACTCTGAGCACATCGCGGCCAATAACGCCAATTTGCAGCAGCAGCAGCAGCAGGCTGCCGCGCGCGGCCTGATGGGTGAGCAAGGCATGGACCAGAACGCCCAGCTTAGGGCCATGGGGCTGGTTCCTCAGGACATAAACGCGGCCACCCGAGCTTACGGCACCGGCGACTGGGCCTCTTCATTGGCGCGTGGATTAGGAGCCATAAATTCGGTTGGAAAGACGCTGGCCGGAGTTCCTGGATTGACAGGGTGGGGGGGATGATGCAGCCGGCGTCTCAAAACCCGGAAGATGTTTTAAGGTTGATGGCGGCCCCGAAGATTGACCCTCATGTCGCTTTGACGGTCCCAATCACCGCGAAGCCGCCTCAGCTTCCAGCTTTGCCGCCATCGATGTCTCAGGCTTCCCCTCCCCCTGTAACTACGATGGCCGCCCCAAGGGTGAACAGTCCAGCCTCGTTGCCGGGGCAGCAAGCACGCCTGGAAGATCATTTGATGGCCCTTCAGCAGAAGGACGATAACCCCTACGGCTCTCCGAATAACCATCCGGGGATGGCTGGCAAGCTGCTGCATGCCCTGAGCGTGGTCACGGGAGGCCCGGGCAGGCGTGCTTACCAGGAACAGCAGCTTGCGGATCAGATTCAAGGCCTTAGCAAGCTGGAGTCGGAAGAAGGACTCCAGGCGGCCCAAGGGCAAGCGGACACCGGGAACGCGGAGGCCCGTCTTGAGAGCGCCGCAGCGAAAGCCAATCCTACCGCGAAGAACGCGAAGCCTGAGACGTGGAAGCCGCTATTGGGAGGCGACGGCCAGATACTTCAGACATTGCCGGGGAAGCTTATTGAGGTAAGTTCAGAAGGCAACCTGCGTCAGAGCGACCTGCCGGATTCGACCACAATTGCTCAAAAGGAAGCACCTGACCACAGCGCATTTGCCGCATGGTCGAAGAATCCCCAGAGCTTTGAGGCCTTCCAAAAGTTTATGCACTCTTTTCCATCCAGGAGCGGCCACGGGGGGGAGCTTACTCCCTGGACCGCCATTGAGGCGATGAGAACAGCATACACACTCAATCCGGCAATGATTCCGGCAGCCGCGCAAATGGCGGTGCAGGCTTTTGGCGAGGCCGGTATCCATCTTACGCCTCGGCAAGCCCTCAGTCTTTCCGGCGTTCCTGAAGGTCAGCCGCTTTCGCCGGAAACCGGGAACCCCATCGGAACAGAGATGCCCGAGGCCCCGACAGCCGCGATACGGACCTCCGCACAGGGAGCGCAAACGCTTCAGGCCATGATCAAGCAAAACATCCTGCCAGCTCTCCTCGAAGCGCAAAAGGAAGGGGCCGTCGGCATAGGGAGCGGAAGAGTTCAGGACTTTTTGCTGCGAAAGATCGGCGATCCCAATAGCGCGGCTGCCAAGCTTCAGGCAACATTGGACGCGGTAGGCCCGATGCTGGGCCGCATGTACGGGTACCATAGCGCTCGATACGCCCAGCATTTCAACGGCTTCCTGAACACCCGCATGACTCCGGACGCCCTCAAGGGATACCTGACTGGGGTGCTCGAGCACGCCAAGACAGCCGAAGAAGCTCAGCGTGGTTACGGAGAAACGCGGAGAAGCGAAGCTCCCATAGTTCAGCACTCGCCAAGCACCGGACAGTACAGATATTCGACGGATGGAGGTAGGACATGGCACCCCGGGCAGCCAAAAAGCCAGTAACTCCGAACGACTGGCAGACCGTAGACCCGAACGACTGGCAGACCGTCGGCCCAAATGACTGGCAAACTGTCAACGCCGCGCCTGTTCAGGACAGTACCAATCCCACGACGGGAGACAAAGCCGTCATCGGGCCGACCCAGCCTGAACCGTGGCTGAATCAGGTGGAAGA